CTACGCCTCGATGGTAGTTTGGTAGAAGTTGTCCCACTCGTCTTGGAGCTGGTCGAGGGGGATCTCTTTGTGGCAGACGGCGCTCTGGAAGATGATACCGGAAAGGATGTGGACGAAGGTGTCGACTAGGGTGACGGTGCTGAGCGCCTGGCGGATTTCGCCGCACGCCTTGGCTCGGTTGATGACCTCCGACCAGTAGCCCAGTTGCGTCGTGTGGAACGCTTGCAGCGCCCGTTTGAAGGAGGCACTCAGGGTGCAGAGGTGAATCATGAAGTTGATCGACGAGGCCGACGTGACCTTCGTGTCTTTGACTATGTTCTCCTTGAAATGCCTGACCTGCGCTTCTACTATCTGGACGAACGCCTTCAGATAGTCCTTCAGCGGCGTCCGGCTGTTTATCACCTCCTCGTCGGGGCAGGTGTCGCGGAAAAAGTCGGCGATGAACTTCTCCGAGGTGAGTAGGAGCAGGGTCTCTTTGCTTCGGTAATGGTAGATGAGGCTCCCGCGGGTCGCTCCTGCGCCCTGCTCAATGTCTGCCAGACAGACCTTTTCGTATCCGTGCGTCAGGAACAGCTCGTAGGCCACGTTCAGGATAGTCTGCTTCAAGGCCTCAGCTTTCTCTTGCTTCATTTTCATTCTTTCACCCATAAGTGTATCGTGTATTGTTGCGAGTAAATAAATCCGTTTTAGCTGCTTGTTTCCAGCTTTTCCATTGCAAAGATAGTTCGAATCTTTCTGTTATTCATTCAGTTGGAGGAAAAATAAATTACAAATTGAGCTTCTGCCTCCAGTAGCCCGTCGTCGGATGTCGTTTCGTAAGCCATCAGCATTCATTTGCTTGTAAATTGGAATCTAATAGGTGCCCAAAACGCCGATTCGCTTCCGTCAGAAACCTTTTTACGGGCCACCGCGTCCCATCCGCCGGTAGGGTAGGGGCGTATTGCATACGCCCCTTCAAATGGCCCCGCAGGGGACAAATCCAACGGCGGCGGTCGACACCCATCCGCCTATAAAATGGAATCCAATTGCGGCGGATGCCTGTCGGGCGCTATNTTTNCNACCNGNAAATANGGGGGGNGNGTGCAANACGCCCCTACACGGACGTCCGACAATGGCCGCCGACGTTCATTCGCCCCCGAAATGTTTTCCGATACGTACGCCCGACGCTCATTCGCCTCTGTCGGAAACCATTTCACGGGCCACCGCGTCCCATCCGCCGGTAGGGTAGGGGCGTATTGCATACGCCCCTTCAAATGACCCCGCAGGGGACAAATCCGACGGCGGCGGTCGACCCCCATCCGCCTATAAAATGGAATCCAATTGCGGCGGATGCCTGTCGGGCGCTATTGTTTCCTACCGGAAATATGGGGGGNGTATGCAANACGCCCCTACACGGACGTCCGACAATGGCCGCCGACGTTCATTCGCCCTCGAAATGTTTTCCGATATGTGCGCCCGACGCCCATTCGCTTCCGTCGGAAACCATTTCACGGGCCACCGCGTCCCATCCGCCGGTAGGGTAGAGGCGTATTGCATACGCCCCTTCAAGTGATCCCGCAGGGGACAAATCCGACGGCGGCGGTCGACGCCCATCCGCCTATAAAATGGAATCCAATTGCGGCGGGTCCTTGTTGGGCGCTATTGTTCCCTGCCGGGAACATCGGGGGCGTATGCAATACGCCCCTACACGGACGTCCGACAATGGCCGCTGTCGTTCGTTCGCCCCCGAAATGTTTTCCGATACGTGCGCCCGACGCTCATTCGCCTCCGTCGGAAACCATTTCACGGGCCACCGCGTCCCATCCGCCGGTAGGGTAGGGGCGTATTGCATACGCCCCTTCAAATGACCCCGCAGGGGACAAATCCGACGGCGGCGGGTCCCTGTTGGGCGCTATTGTTCCCTACCGGAAATATATAATCCGCCAAACGATTTGTCCGAGATCTCAAAACGAAATGTCCGAAGAATGGGGCGACAACACCTCATTTTTCGGACGTCTCATTTTTGATCGGTTTCTATATCCTTAACAGTAGCCGCCCAGGAGGGCACCTCGACCGTCGCCGGGGGTAGGCCGGGTCGGGTGTGGAGGGCGACGGCTTACGCCGCTGAGGCAGACGCGGACACCTCCAACTCGATCATGGTCTGGGGTTCCTCGGCAATTGCCGACGGGTCGTAGTTCATCGTGAGCACCTCGACCTTACGTCCACCACCGGCCGATCGCTGTTGCTCCACCTCGACGGTGTACCAGCCGTGTGCCTCAGTGAACTCCGAGAGCAGCTCGGAGGGGTAGGACGAAAGCATGAACCGCCCCTTGAGTTCGGAAAGCACCTCCAGCAGTTGGCCGAAGTCGTCGGCCGTGTAGCCGCCGTAGTGACCCATGTCAGAGTTGAAGTAGGGCGGATCGACGTAATGGAAGGCCGTCGGACGGTCGGCCCGGCGGAGGATCTCCAAGGCGTCGCGACTGAAGATCGAGGTATGCTCCAGTCGTCGGGTGTAGGTCTCTGTGAAGTTCTCCTTGCGACCTTGAATCTGTCCGGCTACGCTGCGCGACATGCTACATTTCCATGTGCTGCCGAGAATGGCGTAGAAGGACTGGTGCGAGAGTGTCCACACGGCCCATGCGCGGCGGACGGGCGAGTGTCCCTCAGGGGAACGGTAGATGGCGCGAGCCTCGCGGTGGGCGTGTTCGCTGTGGAGTGTGCTGTCGACCTCTCGCTTCAGGGCCGGGTAGTCCGTCTGAAGGACGCGGTAGAAGTTTGTCACCTCACCGTCGATGTCGTTGATAAACTCCACTGGTGCCGGCTGCTTAGCCCAAAAGACCGCGCCGCCTCCGAAAAAGGGTTCTACGTAGATGTTGTGCTCGGGAATCATCGGCAGGATAGCGCCGAGCATCTTCTGTTTTCCGCCGTAATAGGTAATCGGCGTCTTCATGATTGGTTTGTTGTTAGTCATTTAGTCGTTGTTTAATCAGTATTCGTATATCGTTTAAATTCTATTTTTGCGGCATCCCAAGCGCATAAAAATAGGTGCGACAACACCGATAAGGCTATAAAAGCCTCTGTCGTGGTGTTGTCGCACCTTTGCTTTTCCGGGACGCTTGGGAAATTGACCCGGAGAGGAGACAGGGGCTTCTTTTTTGCCCCACTGTTGACCGTCTCCCTTGTTTGTTTGTATTTAGTTGATTGGTTACACGATGGCTGAGATCTTGTCCAGATTCACCCAGTAGGGGACGTCTTTCTCGTTGTAAAACTTCACTTGTCGGCGCTCGAAGTCGACGGCCGTTACATAGACTGTCCGCCCATCCATCAGCCGCGCTCTGGTCTTTCGCGTGAAAGCTAAGACGTCGAACGCTTCGGGGGTGATCGGCGTGGGGCCTTGCACCAACGTCGGCTGAGGAGGCACGGCCGGGGCACCCGGAGCGGCTGGCCGAATAGACGGAATAACCGGCGGCTCTACGGGTGTAGGGCTCTGCGGTGGAACGGGCACGGCTTTACGCTCGAAGTCGGGCGTGTAGGTCACGTTTGGATCGCCGCCGGCCATGTAAAGGGCCACCTGCCGACCGATGGTGGTCATCTTTTCGCAGTAATACTTCTTGCGGGCGCTGTGGATGTCCGTGATTCCAAGGGCGCGGTAACGCTTCACGATGGCTTTCTCGTAGTCGAGCTTCAAGTCATCGATGCCTTCGCCCCTCTCGAGTGCACGCTGCGCGGCGGGGCTGAAGAGGGTACCCCAAACGACGGGCGTGCCCTCGATTTTGTCGATCACCTCCGAAGGGGTGTCCGTCTTGAGGTTCACGCCCCAGCGGGGGTGCTGAATGAGCTGCAATTTGGCCCGGGCAAAGTCTACATGGTTGGAATAGTTGGCATACGGGTCGAGACTTCCCTCTACTTTGTCATCTCCCAATCGGCCGCTTTGCCCACGGCGTGCCTTGATGTTGCAGTAATTGTGGTCGCCTACGGGTCTCATGCCTGCGCCGGTGTCCAGCACGTCCATGGCGATCAACAACTGGCGCATGGCGTCGCTGAGTGTGTTGTCGGCCTCGAAGTAGGCGCGGTCGCTGGCTTTGATGAATGCCGGCCGGGTATTGGCTCCAAAGGCGCCCTTGACGGGTTGTCCCCGGTAGCTGTAGGGGACATAAGTCGGGACAAACTCCGGCGGGATGGTGGTTTTTGTTGGGGTGTTCATTGTTGTTGAATCGTTTATCGGTTATTGATGGTATCGTCGGCCTTATCGCGGAGGATGGCTCGGAGGTTGTCTTTGCCGATGGCCTCGACGAGGGTCTGGATGGCGCGATTCATATTCTTGCGCTCCTTATCCTCGGCGCGTTCGCGGATACTCATATACTCGATCACGCAGAGGAAGATGCTCATCAGGCAGGTGACCACCGGGAAGCCCACGATGGGGTGCAGCCGCATGAGCAGCAAGAGATGGGAGTAGTGGATCATCAGGTCGATCATGGCGGCGATGATGACGCCGCCCTCGTAGACCATAAACTTTCCCACGGTGCGCGAGAGGCCGTAGGAGGTGCAGAACCGGCCGGCCTGCTTGGCCTTGTGCACACCGCTGGCGAGGTCGAGCATCATGGCCAGCAGGACGAATAGGGCACACACGCAGGCGATGGCCAGCATGGGGCGGGTGCCCTCAAATAGTACTTCCATTGTTTGTTGTTAGTTGTTGTAGGTGTTAGAAAAACAGGGAGCTCCGCCCCGGTTATGGTCAGGGTGGGACACCCCCAAGGCAGTGGCTACGGTGTAACCACCACCACCTCGCGTTCGATCAGCAAATACCCCTCAGTGGTACGGGAGAGCGTGACCGCTTCACCGAAAGAGAGTTTGTAGTAATTCACACTGAAACTTCCTCCACCAAGCGTGGCGTTCAGCTCAAACTTGGCTACCGGTGAAAAGATTGTCGCCGATGCGCCCTTTGCAATATTCGCAGAGAGCGGAACAGAGACACCATTCACCGTTGGAGCATTCCCCGTGCCTGTAGTGACTTCAATGGGCCCACGCGGATTGTTGTTCTTCACGTTGTATTTGTGGACGATGCCGGTGAAGGTCTCTCCTCCAGTGCTGCCGCGATCTGTTGCTATGTTTAATATCATGTCAGTTGTTGTCTTTTGAGTGATGCAGCGGGGCGGACGTGATGTCCTCACAGCCCACCCCGCTGCGGTTGATTGATGTTTTGAAGAATCTGGAGCATCCCCCGAGGCTTTACCTCGGGCGTGAGACAGTTACCAATTTCTCGATCAGTAGATAGCCCTCTGAAGTGCGTGAGAGGCGATCTTGACTCTTAAAGGAGAGCGCCAGCGGGTCGTAGGTGTTCGGAAAGTTCGCCTCGAAGCCCGCGCCGTGGTTGTCGGCCCCGGTGTGGAAGTCCATGATGTTGGAGTAGACCGATGCGGTCTGTCCGTGACCGATGGTGATTACACGTGGCACCTGTTGACCGTTGACAATGATGTCCGAGTCGCCGGAGGTGGCTATGCGGACGTCATAGCCCGCATTGTTCGTTACGTTGTATTTGTAGACGTAGTTCTCGAACGTATCCACAGGGATGGCAAACGTCTGGACATTCCCCACGGGCTGCCCCTGCCATCCGGCCTGCGCGGTGCGGGCACGGACAGTGACGCGTTTGTTCTGCCTGTCGAACGTGCAGGAGTCCACATAGGGCGCTCCTGCCTGCTGCGTTGTACCTGTCGGCCCATTGGGATAGTACCCGGGGGCGCCCTGCACGTTGCCGTTCGCTGGGTTGTAGTTGACGCTCGTCTTGACCTCCGGAATCGCACCCGTGCGGAGGTTGCCGTCACGATCGACAAAGGAGAATCCTTGCAGTACGGTGTCGGGGCGGGCCGTCACGCCATCCAAGTTGCCCGGCCCGCCACCTGCGAATTGATTCAGTATCATAAGATCAGCACGTTGATGTTGACGAACCCTTCAGGCACCTTGGAGCAGGCGAAGGTGAGGCTGCCCGCAGCCTGTGCGACGGCATAGAGGCCAGCCTTACCGGCGGCTTCCATTGATTCCGGAGCGGGGCTAACGATGATGTGGTTCGAGGCTGTGACACCTTCCACAGTCACTGTGCGACGCTTATCGGGTGACCAGCCGGAGGCATCGAGTGCCACCGTCCGTGCCACGACCTGCATCGGGTCACCCTTCTCCCCCTTGAGTGAAGCGAGGAACTCGGCCTGACTGCCGGAGTGTCCCTCCTCCAGCCACAGCTGGTAGGCCGATTTACCGGGGTCGCCGGGGTCGCCCTGCTTGCCCTTGGCCTGCTTCATGTACTCCTCGAAGGAGCCCGTGTGACCAGCTTCTTGCCAGAGCTGGTAGTCCGACTTGCCATCGTCGCCCTTCTCACCTTTCAGCGTCAGAAGGAAGTCCTGCAAGGTGCCGTTGTTGCCCTGCTCCTTCCACAGGTCGTAGTTCGACTTGCCCGGAGCACCCTTCTGCGCATTGAGGAAGTCCGTGACGGTACCCTCGTTGCCCTGCTCCTTCCATAAGTCGTAGGCGCTCTTACCGGTGTCGCCCTTCTTGCCCGGTTCGCCCTTCATGTCCTCCACGAAGTCCGCCTCGCTGCCGGTCTGACCCGAGTCGAGCCAGCTTTGGTAGACACTCTTGCCGGCGGCGCCATCTTTACCCTTCAGGGAGGTGAGGAAGTCGTCCTCACTGCCGCCCATCGGGTTCTTCTCCAGCCAGAGCTGGTAGGCCGACTTGCCATCCTTTCCCTTTACAGAGTCGAGGAAGTCCTGCATACTGCCGTCGTTGCCCTGCTCTTTCCACAGTTCGTAGGCGCTCTTGCCAGACTTGCCATCCTTTCCCTTTACAGAGTCGAGGAAGTCTTGCACACTGCCTTCGTTGCCCTGCTCCTTCCACAGGTCGTAGGCGCTCTTGCCCGGTTCGCCCGGTTCACCGGGATCACCCGGTTTGCCTTTCATGTCCTTCACAAAGTCTGCCTCGGTACCGGTGTGTCCGGTGTCAAGCCAGCTTTGGTAGAGCGATTTACCTTTTGTGCCCTCGACCTTCGAGTCGATTCTGGCGCAGACCTTGAACCATACTTGGGCCAGTCCCGTGTTATCCAAATAAGCCATGATGTTGAATTGTTATAGATCCTTTGTTGTTTACGAGCAAATGGTGTCGATCTCACCATTGGTGAGGGCTTCGACGGTGAAGCTGCCGCCGAGATCATCCCAGTCAGTACCGCTCCAAGCATAGTTCTTGCCCGTGTCGGAAGTGTTCCACACGTCGCCCACCTTATTGCCCGAGCTGGGCAGCGAGGCCTTGTTGGCCACGTTCCCCTTGTAAGAGAAGAGACCCGTGGTCTTCGTGTCGATCAGCGCCGCGACCTGCGCTTGGGTCTGGAAGCCCGAATCGTTGGTCAGGTCGGACACCTTGCTGGGGATCGACGTCGTATCCGGCAGTGCGCCCACCTCGCTGGCGGTGTAGGTCGGTTTTGTGGACGAGATCCACGAGGGGATGCCAGAGATGTTCTGCCACTTGATCAGCCCTTTGATCTTTTCGTACAGGTGGGCCAACCCTGTTTCATCTAAGAATTTTGCCATGTTGTTGAATTGTTAATGGTTCGTTGTTGTTACTTACATATCGCGTCGATCTCGGCGTCAGAGAGGGTGCTGGGCGGTGTGTTCCACTCGTCGATGTCCTCTTGCCGAATGTTGCCGGCGGGAGAGTTCTGGAAGACGGGGTCGACCTCTTCACCAGCGCTGTCGCCGAAGGCCACACTGATCTCGAAATGGCCCGTCATGCCGTAACGCGTGGCCTCGTAGACGGAGGGTACGGGAGTACGAACGATGACGAAGGCGTAGGGATCGAAAGCGATCCACTGTCCCTCATACTTGCCACGCACGAGCACTTTGTATTTCCCCACGCGGACAGTCAGCGTCTTGTCCAAGAGCACCGTCAGGCGGTCACCACTCACGCGGAAATGTTCTCCGGGGGTCAGCTCTGTGCGGACGTTCATGTTGTCGCAGAGCAGGGCCACGGTGAGGTCAGTCACCTTGGAGAAGTCGATGAAGCGCTTGCCTTTCTTCAAGTTCAGGTCGAAGGTGGCCGATGCGCCTTGGTTGATCACTTTCATGGCTGTACCTCCTTTTCGTCTGTGTCCCCCGTTTGGCGGCGGATGGCCTGAATGATCCGGAAGGCCAGTTTTCCATCTATACTCTGAAGGACGTCGTTATACTCCTTCTCGGTCATCTCCACCGGCCCTTTGGTCTTAAAAATGCGTCGTGCCAGTTCGTCCTCAGCCAGTGTCCCTGCGCTGGCAAAGACGACCTCACCCACTACCTCATGCAGATCCAAGAAGTCGAAGCAGTCGATGCGCGTCTCTACGTTCAGTTTGGTAAAATCGATTGTCATTGTCGTTTATAGTGTTGGTTGTTATTGCGGTTTGACCCACATGTATCCTGTATCAGAATTCCACATAACGTAGTAGTTGCCGTCCCCCTGTGGGTTAGAGAGAATGTCGCCCTCGAGCGCATCCGTCGGCACGTGCTGCGCCAGTGGCATATGGCTGACGCGGATCAGCCAGCGGCGGAACCAGCTCGCATCGCCTTTACAGGTCTGTGCACGCACGGAGAACTCCCGCCGGGCACTTGTTCCTCTCGCATAGATACACATGATGAACCCCTTGTAGGTATTCTCTATGAACAGGTTCAGGAGCCAGTCTTGATAGCTGGAGAGCAGCCCAAGGCGGTTGCCTTCCTGATCCAGCACACGGCAGGCGCCACGCGCATTGAGCATGAGCCCTTTGGGGTTTCCATAAACAGAGCCCTGTATCACCTTGTCCGAGGCATAAAGCATGGTGTCACTAACTGCAAACCCACCGATATACCCTTTTACGGAGTAGATGGATCCGTCGTCGTAGATCCTGAAGGGCGCATTGTTTCGCCCCTGATAACTTGCCCCGGCCCAGATGCGTGGGTTGGAGTCGGCCGTGCCATCCAGCCCCACGTTGCGGTTCTGGCTGACGATGTACTGATTGGAGAACATCCAGCCGGAGATATTGGCCTCCTCGGCGATGAGCAGGCGGGTGGCCACGTTCTCGAAAGAGTTCATCAGCTCCCACTTCGAGGTATTCATCGGGTGTACACCTTGGAATGTGCCACTCGTGACGTTCGCCTTATAGTATCGGCCGGCGTATCGGACGACGTCCACGTAAGTTGGCGTGCCGTTGTAGTACTTGAAGGAGTCGTAGTCGCCACGGAAGCAGATACCCGGCCCAGATGGCCCCTGTGCGCCCGGTTGTCCCGGTGCTCCTGGCTCTCCCTTCTCGCCGGAGATCTTCACGGGGTATGACCACAGCCCCTCAAGGGAGCCGGAGTAGGTGAAGGTGGCCTGACTCATCCACAGCGGGTCGGTGCCCTGCATAGGGTCGAACGACCAGCCCGAGGGTGATTCGCCGTACGGCTGATAAGGTGCCGTGGTCGAGCGGCGATAGATCTTACGGACGATATTCCCCGGAGGGCCGTCCTGCCCGTTTTGCACCCGCGTCAGGGTGAAGACATGACGGTAGGAGACAAGTCCCTCACAGTTGACCGTCACAGTCACTTTGGCCGTAATGGGGTCTGAGAAGGTGAGGATACGTATCACTTCACTCGTCTGATGCACGGTGCACCCCTCGACTTGGAAGATCGAGACGGTGAACTTCCCCTCGCCCGATACGGCGGCATAGGCCAGTCGCTGTGCCCCCTTCGAGGCAAAGACGGTGAAGGCTACATCACCCACCAGCCCCAACGGTGCATTGGTCGTGGCGGCGTAGCGATCCAGCCCCGTAGTGTAGGCGTCTGCACCTCGAAGCGACTCCTTGAGACCCTTAGATTGGACGATGTTTTTACCGAAGTAGACGTTATCAAGGTAGATCGACTTGGCGCCAAGGTCTTGCCCATCGATAACAAGTCCGGTGAGGTCGCCCATCTGCACACCGATATGCTGTGGTTTGATCTCCCACGTGTCCACGTTGCAGAGGTAGCGCACGTAGTTGCGTGTGCTATAGGCCGACGACTGGCGTGCCTTGTCGGTCGTGTTGCCATAGACGGCAAACTTCATGGCCGCACAGGGGTGCACCGTTGAACCGGGTCTCAAACTGTATTTAAATCGCTTTTCATCGATGATTTGAATGGGCATGAAGTAGGACGTGGAGAAGCCCGGCATGCGGTCGAAGCCGCAGGCATCCTTACCCGATACGGTCTCGTTGCCCCCGAGGTTGTGGAAGATACCCCGGCAGAGGTCGTTCACATGCAGGCCGGAGCGTTCGCCCTCCTCGAGCTTCAGCGTGACGATACATGCGTTCGTGTCCACGCTCTCGATCAGGCCGAAGGCCACCGCGTTCCACAGCTCGCCGCTGACCACGTCGATGCGGTTGAAGCGCAGCTCAGGCACCTCGAGGAACTCACGGAGATGCATGCCGCCGAACCAGCAATGGCCGTTTCGGTCGATGCGGCCACCGCTACCCAAGAAGCCCTCCACAAAGTCGCCGTAGTCCGCTCCGTCGCGGAACGTGACCCGGAAGTTCGTCTCGTCTGGCTGATCCTTGCGCAAGTAGCGGCGGTCGAAGGTCTGGCCCACGGACTGCACCTCGGCCTTGACTACGTGCCCCTGCTTGTCGAGATGGAGGTTCTTCACAAAGTCTCCCTCTTCGGCTGTCGTCTGCGAGTCGATGTCTTCATCCTTCGGCACAGCGTGCGAGATCTTCACCGTCGTACGGCTGGCGCCCGGCGTCTCCTCCACCACGATCCGGTCACCCGCCACGATGGAGAGGTTCGAACCGCTGCCGGGCGATCCGCCGGAGAGGCTACCCCCACCGATACTTCCGCCACCCGAGTATTCACGAGCGAAAGCGGCAGCTCCCTCCAGCGTCTCCCCGGTGCGTGGCTTAGCCTGCCGCACGATGGTCTTGTATTGATATTGTGATGCCATTCTTCCTTGTGGTTATTCCTCGTTATAGGGTACCCCCGTATAGTTGTCTGTTACAATCTCTATCATCGTCAGGTTGCTCTCGTCGCGGAGCAGGTTCTGCACCTCGGAGACGACCATGAAGCGGCCCGCCTCGTGCTCGTCGGTGAGCGTCGAGAACTTGTTCACCAAGTCAGCCGTGCCCGAGAGCTTCTTCTTGCGCCCGTGGAACTGGCTGTAGACCGTGCCCAGGAGCAGCCGCTCCACCTTGTCCGTCACCCCTGCACGGCGGAAGGCGGTGATTACGCCCCCGGCAGCGGTGAAGAATTGTCCGCGTGCCGTGGGATGCACCCCATCGGGCAGGGTGCCGCAGACGGTGTCCAGCTTCAGCGTCTCTCGGGCACTTTTCTCCACCCATGCACGCAGGACGATGTCGCTTTTCTCCAACTCCTTGCCGTAGGGTGTAGTCAGCTTCAGTTCCACCTTTTTGAGGAGGAACCAGTGGATGGTCGAGATGTCGAAATCATGCTCGATCGTCCTGAACGTGTTGCCGATGGAGAGCTCAAGCCATCCAGAGGTGGGTGGCATAGGGATGTATTCTCCATCGAACATCTTGTCGAAGATCGAAGGCAGGAGGAGCGTGTAGCCCATGACTGGCCGATTCGTTTTCCATCCGCCCCACCCCGCTTTCTTGCTTCGGTCTTCCTTGTCGTAATACGCCGCATAAGCATTGCCCCATGTCCCCTCGCCGGGCTCCCATTTGCGGCCGGTGGTGTAGACCATGAAGGACAGCAGTGGCGTGTTGACGACGGTCGAGTTGTCGTAGTGATAGAGCGCCCTGCCTTGATCGTCGCGCAGGACGAGCCGGAAGGGGATGTAGCCGTAGTGGCAACGCTTCTGGAAGTCCTTCCACCAGCCCTCCTCGTTGTCTTTGCTCGCATCCTCGAAGGGGTTGTAGCGCACATCTACCAAGGCCTCGATCTTCAGATTCAGCAGATAGTTGCCACGCAGCGCAGGGTCGACGAAGACGTACGGGCGATCGTGCATCTCGATCGTGACCGAGGGCAGGCCTGCGTTCAGTATGCGGCTGCATTGCTGGGCGTACGTCTTATGCCCCGTGCGGGTGTCGAAGACCACGGCCACGCCCGCCTCCGAGTCGCCCGAGAAGATGGGTTTGATCTTGAAGAACTTCGTCTGGTTGAAGGCGTCCAGCACGCGGAACTTCCGCTGCTTGAGGCTGAGCGGATGGAGCAGCATGTCGAAGCCCGGGTAGTTCTGATCGGAGTAGTCCACATTCACGCGGTGTGTGGTGCAGGCTGTGTCCTTGATCGTGCCCGGCTCGATGGAGGCATCCACAAGGTTATTGCTCATGTAGGGGGAATAGGTCAGCTCGCAGTTGTTGTACGTCTTGTCCACACCCAGCGCCGAGTCCGAGAGGCACCAGCGCACCCGTCGTGGCTGGAGGCCCTCCGAGAGAGCATGAAGGTCGTAGAGGTTGATGCGGCCATCCTTCTGCACCATTTGCAGGCCGAAGGGGCGCAAGACGCCCTCCAGCACCTCGCGCAGGGTCATCGGCTCACCGTCTTCGTCGAAGAAGTTGTCCTCCGAGACGTAGACGCCGTCCAGCAGCGACGCCCCGGCTGATGTAGTGGTGGAGAGGAACGTCTGCCAGTCTGCCCCGGTATTGATCCCGCTCTGCTTCACGGCCATGTCGAGCACGGTGCGCAGCTTGATGCGCTGGCGATTGTTCGTCCCCGTCTGTTCGAAGGCGATGCGGTCGAGCAGGGCAAAGTCGCTGAAGGTAAGCGAGACCTCATAGTCTCGCTCACGGCTGAAAGGCTCCTCGTAGATCTCCGGATCGAGCATACCGCTCCAGTAGAGCTTATTGTTGCGGTAGATGTCGAGACGCGTGCTGCCAGCCTGAGTGGTGTAGAGGTTGACAAACTGGCGATCCGTCTCGGAGACGACCATCAGCGTAGCCGCCGACGACATCACAGGCTCCAGCTTGTCCACCTCGGCCCACTCGATCGACACCGGCGTTTCATAGGGAAACGTCAGCTCGACCGGCTTACCCGTGAAGCCTTCCTGCCAGATCTCCGCCCGATAGCGCGACCCGGCGATGCTCATAAACTCGCCCGTATAGCGTATGCCCTTAGCCACTGTCGTTGAATTGTTGGTTGTTGAATTGTTGAGAGGCCTGTCGGCCTGTTTAATTGTTTAGTTGTTGAATTGTTAAAGGTTGAATTGCCAGAACGCTTAAACAATTCAACAAGGGCGTAAGCCCTCAACAATTCAACAAACACACTTATCTCGTCCTTCGGTTCACCTGCGAGCGCTTGTTCAGCACCCCTTCCAAATCACGCCCGGCGATGCGGAAGACCACCTCGCCGCCCACACCTCCAGCCGGTTCGATCAGGTCGCGCAGCTTGGAGAGCGGTGCCACCACCTCGGGGTTCGTCGAGGCATTGGCATACTCACCGAATATACCCAGCGTCTTGCCGTAAGCCAGACCGCCCTCGGCGTACTTCGGGATAGAGGCCATTGCGGCCAGCACCGAGGCTATCGCCGCAATGGCGAGGATCGGGCCGATGTATGGTGTCGAAGCGACCGATGCACCAGCACCTGTAGCACCGGCGTAGGCGTTGGCTGTACCCTGTGCGATCTGCTTTTGCGTCAGCTGTGTGATCTGTGGAATGGCTGCTGCAATGGCTTGCAGCACGTTTTGCCCCCATTCGAGCCATGCCCCGGCCGTACCGCCGACCGCTCGTCCCAGATTGCCCATCACGTCTGCCACGCCGTTCAGGCCTTTGGAGACTTTCTTGTAATACTCCGCCTCGGGAAACATCTTCTCCATCCGATCCTTGATCTCTCGCGACACGCGCTTGAGCTCGCCGGGGTCGAACTTGAGGGGAAGGTTCAGCTTGGGGCCATCCTTGCTGCCATCTTTGAGGATCCGCTGCTTCTCCCACGGCATCGGCCCGGTGCGCTTCAGCGGCTTGTTCTCGGACTCGATTAGAGCCTCGCGCATAGCCAGCTGCGTCTTGAGCAGACTGATCTGCTTCTGAAGCTGCATGGCGTGCTGTTCGTCAGCGGCCTGTTGCTTCTCTTGCAGCTCGGCGATCTGCTGTTTGTACCAGCCGAGTGTCTCCGGGTTGTACGCTTTCTTGCCGTCTTTATCGCTCTTGCCGCCGCCTTTGCCCGATCCGCCGGAGGGCATGACTCCTCCGCCACCGCCGCCACCTATCAGCGCCCGCTTGGCATCGGCCGCATCACGCATCTTCTGGTTCAGTGCATCGATGGCATCCAGTGGCCCCTTGAGGTCATCAGCCACACTGTGCCCCCAGCTGGGGAGGTTGAACAGGCGGCGGAACGTGTCGATCAGCGTACGGATGGCGCCGATGGCCTTCTCGATGGACTTAATGACCAGCTCGTAGATCCACTTAGCCCACTTCGCAATAGCTTGAAACGTCTCCGTGGAGGCCAGCCATCGGGAGAACTGCATCACCGCCTGCGAGGCCTCACGGAATTGGGTGATAACCTTCTCCAACCACTTCCGGACGATGCCCGATAGCAGCATGGTGAAGTCCTTGAAGGCTTCCCACAGCAGGTTTACAATGCGCCGAAAGTCCTCCGAGTGATTGTAGGCATAGATCAGCGCACCGACCAGTGCGCCCAGCGCCATGACGACGATGCCGATCGGGTTGGCATCGAGCGCCGCATTGAGCAGCCATTGCGCCGCCGTCCATGCCTTCGTGGCGATGCCGGTCGCATTGATCGCTTGGGCCAGCTGGATGATGCCGCTGGCAGCCATACCCATCTCTGCGGCCTGTGTGAGGAACGACTCGAAGGGGAGGAGCAGCTGTCCCACTTGCTCCTTCATGTCGCCGATGGTGTTGTTCAGCTGCACCATGCGGCCGGAGTCCGTCTTGGCCAGTTCGGCATTCACGCCGGCCTCTGCCGAGGCAGGGAAGCTGCTGCCGGGTACCCGGCCAAACTTCGCCGGCGTCCGCAGACGCCCTCGGCCAGCGTCGCCGCCTTCTCCTCCTCGGTGCCGAACTTCAAGATCTGCTCTTGCGCCTCGCTGAAGGTGTAGCCGTAGCGACTCAGCGCGGAGGTCTGCCCGGCGAACACCTTACCCATCATCGTGGCGATGTTCACGGCCGACTCCTGCGTAGCATTGAAGCCGTACTGCTGGGCGATCATGTCGTTCATCACCGGGATGAGCGTCTCGAGCGACGACTTCTTCGAGGCGTAGGTAGCCAGCTCCTGCACGCCGGCCAGCTGCACCTCATCGCCGATCACACCCAGCTCCTGCTGGGCCGAGCAGAGGTCTTTGATGGACTGCACCTCGGCGTCAGAGGCGTTCATCGTGTTGCGCATCACGGTTTGCAGCTTCGTCTCTGCCTCCACCTGTGCGGCATAGAACTGCGTCATACCGCTGACGGCGCTCGAGACCTGACTGAAGGCCGCGGCTACGTTTTGAATCGCCCCAACGGCTTGGTTGAAGTTGAGCAGGCTCGTCTTTAGCCCCTCAGAGCTATTCTTGGCTTGTTCGATGGATCCGCCCAGCCCTTCCACCAAGTGCTTGAGCTTATCGACCGAGTCCGCCCCTTCGCCCTTGAGCTTGATCTTATATTCTACCGTGTTGTCTGCCATACCTCTGCTTAATCATCCATACCCTGTCCCCACGCTGCGGTCAGCTGGTCTATCAGCTTCCGCCGCTCTTCGATCGTCATCTTTGGCGCCTTGGGGCGTTCCTCTGTCTCTTCCTCCCACGGGAAGCGCACCAGATCCTCCGGCCCGCGAAGGCGCGAGGTGTGCGGCGCTACGGCTGCAAAGGCGATCATCCGCGCCTGCTCCCAGCCGGTATGCATCTGCTCCTCTCGTAGCCGGGCATACTGCGCCAAGACCGCCTCGAACTCCTCCGGGGTAAGCTGAAGGAAGTCCTCGCGGCTCATCCCCACGCGGCCCATCGCCAGCCCCAAGAGCTCCTCGATGGTCAGGCCTTTTTTTTCGTGTCGGTCGCTGGGGAGGCGCCAGCCTGCACGGCCTCGAAGTTGGCGCTCTGCCATGCCCCGAAGTCCTCCGGCGTGATGGCGTCGGCCATCTCCATAGGCGACAGGTCAAAGGGTATCTTCTCTCGCGCGCAGGCCGAGGCCACGCAGCACCAGAGCAGCGTGAGGGTGTCTGTGAACGACTCTCCCTTCATGGCTGTCACCTCATACCCCATTTGCTGTTTGAAGCGCAGCATGGCGCCCATCGTCATCCTGCACGGGTAGTCTTTGCCCGCTATTCGAATGGTATTCATATGTCGTTTAATTGCTGTTTAATCACTGTTTGAACATCCGCGCTTAGGCGGGGTAACTCTTGATCTCGCCCGTCGATTCGAGGGATACCTTGTAGGAGGCGTCGTCGTCGGCCGGACGTGTCTGCGCAAGGTTTGTGATAACGAACTTGCCGCCACGATAGCGTGTGCTGTCCTCTCCGCGGTGGTTGTATTTCACATCCACTGGCTCGGCCTTCTGCCAGAGGGCCAGTAACTCGTTGTAGCCGCATTCTGTCTCGTCGTAGAAGCAGAAGCCTTCGGCGCTGAGCGACTCGCTGAGCTTTGTCACCGATTTCTCCGTCCACTTGCCCGTGTTACCACCGGCTTGCTTGGCGGGCGGCTTGACGGCCCGTTCTTTCGATTCTGTGTTGTGCGTGATCTCGCACGTCGAACAGTGCCCGATGGCTTTCCCTCCGACGAAGATGAGCAGGTTGCTGCCGTGTATATATCCTGTTGGCATGTCTTGTAATTGTTGAATTGTTGAGGCCTTTGGCCTTGTTGGTTTGTTGAGGTGTTGGTTTGTTGAGGTGTTTATCTGTTGTTCGTTGGCTTGATAAGCAGTCCAACGACTCAACAACTCAACAGGGCGCAGCCCTCAACGAATAAACCGGATAGCCAGCCACGCGGCCATGCCGAGCACAAGGACAAGAAAGGCGTATCCGCCGCCCATCAGCGCCCGGTGATACCACCGGAAGGGTCGCTCCACGGTGACGTACTCCGTGCGTACACGGTCGGTCATCTCGCGGATGGTGCGGTCGCGCAGGGCGATCTCTTGGCGCAGGCTGTCCTCGTGGCATTGCACATCGAGCAGCGCACCGCGGTAGCCCGTATCGGTCAGGACGTCCGTCAGTGTCACGTGCGGCACGATGCGCGTGCCGGGCACCGAGATGAGCCTTCTGAGGGCAACGCGCCCCGACTGGCATTCCAAGTAGGCACGGATCAGCGCCGAATCGGGCTCGATGACCACAAGCGTGTCGCGCACCGTTTCGACGACTTCCTGCCGTGTCACCTCGCGCTCTGCCGGTACACGGTAAACGTGACAGCCGACGGTCAGCCATATCAGCGCCATCAGCGCTATCCATCGATTCATTGTTAGCTGTTAGTTGCTCGTCCCTCCCCTGAGAGAGGGCCTCCCCCGCCTACCTTTTTAGGGGTAGGCAGAGGGGAATGCCCTTCCATGAACAGAACGAAGTATTCACCTGTCGTGCGGCCTCTGTCGGCCCCACTAATTAATTAAGAACCTTTCTCTTTGATGATACGGCGGACGGTCACTTTGTGTTCGCCATTCTCGGACAATCTGTCGGCGCGCCATTCCTCGGAGAGGTAGAGCCCGCCCACGATATAGACGGCCGGGATGTCCGCGTTTTGATCAAGCACCATCTTCGCCATCGCGATCTGCTCCTCCGTAGCCCCGTCCCGGTTGTGGGGGAGCACCTCGTAGTCGTACACCGGTGCGGCCGGTGTCTCCTCCGATGCTTCCTCCTTTGCTTCCGCGGGTGGCTCCGAATCACCCGGCCCGGCTTCGCGGATGGCCTCCTCCTTCATCTCTGTCAGAGCCTCCTCCTTCACTTCCGTCAGGGGTTCCGAATCGCCCGACTCTGTTTCGCCAGTGACCGCGGCCTCCTTTACTTCCGCCAGAGGCTCCTCATGAGCCTCAGACGGAGTGACCGGTGTCTCCACCGGAGCTTTCTCTTTCGTTGTTTTCGCTGCCATAGCCGTTTACTTCTTGTCTGAAATGATGGCACCAATGGCTTCCACCTTCTTCGGCAGGACGACGAAGTAGTGGCGATAGTTCACTAAAGAGCGCTGGTATTGCGGATCGTTCTTGGCCTCGGAGTAGTAGAACGTTGTCGATCCCGTGGCCTTGAACACGCGACTCGTGTGGAAGGCTACCGAGGCCTGATAGATGCTGCCCACTACCGGAGCCGTGCCGAGTGCCTGCTTGGCGCCGGTCAGGTTGTAGACCGGGCCGGCTACATACTCATACACCTCGAAGCCGTAAAGCATGGAGATACGTCCGGAGGCGTAGTTGTAGTACTGCTCGGCGAACTTCTGATCCATCTCCAAGAGGTCAGCGATATGCTCGGGGCAAAGCACCAAACGGCGCCCTTCGGTAGGTACACTCATCAGGTCGAAGCGCTTCTTCATCTCGATAATATCGTGACGTGTCAAGCGCTTGCGACCCGTCGCGCCGCCATCTTCCACCTCGCCCGTGGTCTTGATCACCGGTGTGGTAGCCGTATTCGAGGCCGGTGCCAGCGCGTGGATGGCCTTCTTCAGCTTCGCCTCCAGGATAGCCAGCCCGTGGCGCTCCTTTACAGAAGCCATCTTGTCGTAGGAGAGCGCATACAGCTCATCGTCCGTGATCGGTGTGGCTTCCGTTTGAAACTTATCCAGCTTGAACACGGCATCGGTATCTGTGATGACCGTGATCTGAAGCGGGTAAGTCGTGTTATTGGTCAGCACCTTGGGGTCGCCACCGACGTTGATCATGTGGATCACGTCATTATTCGCATACCGCGAGTAGTCGGGTATGCCGTCCAAGAAGGTGCCTTTGTCGGCCGATCGCAGTTGTTTGATCAGCTCGCCCGTCCAGACCTCTGTCAGCACGCTCGCATTCAGGGCGCCTACTCCGCCCCCTATGAGCGGCCCAGCCATCAGCGCACCCACTGCACCCAACGCAAGGGGCGCACCGAGCGCCGAGGCCGCTGTCGCTCCGATCATCGCGTTCACCATAAACGCCATGATCATTCTCATCCATTTCATCATCGTTGTCATTGTTTAGTTTGTTAGTTGTCAGTTTGTCTCTTTCCCTATCAAAAAAGGGAGAGGGAGGGGGACGCCCCCGGATCCGCGAAGCCCATTCCCCTTTCTCAGCCTTTTGCCGACTTGCGATCCTATTCGCCCGTTGTCCCCCCTCACCTTGGTGTGCTTTATATCGGGGGGAGGGACTGGGATGAGTTAGTCCTCAAGTTCACACTCCACGCCATACTCCGCTTTATACAGTTTGCGGTAGACAGCCGGCTCTTTCGTGCGCAGCTCGATGATCTTGTCGCTCGGCACATCGCTCAGCTTCTTGTATTCCGTAGCAGAGCCTCCTTCGGCCGAAAACTTCACTACCTCCGTCAGCTTCACCGAGGCGTTCATACTGCCCAGCAGCTGACTCAGCTCCGTCGATCCGACCTTCTTGCCCAGCTCGATAAAGTAGTCACGCTTCTCTGCGGGGATCTTCTTGGCCGCGAGCGCGCCATCCACCATGTCGGTCACTGCCGAGAGCTCCGCTTGTTCGATATCGCCCTTCAGGGTCTCGATCTCCTGTTTCTGTGCCTCCACTTTGGCCTTGGCTGCCGTCAGCACTTCGTCTACCGTTGCTTCGGCTGAGAGACCCAGCTGCACGGCCACTTCCTTTTTCAATGTCTCGTTCATATCTGTATGGTTTGTTTGCTTGCTTGTTGTCAATAAGGCGGGCAGATACGCCTCGTCCATGCCACTGGAGAGATTCAGTCGTTTGCCGTTCCGGTAAAGCACCATCGCCTCGTCATTGGCTCCGACATCCACCAAGGACACCTCGACCAGCTTCGACTTTGTGATCGTCTCCCGAGTCTGCCCGGGCAGGAGGTGCTTTTTGTCTGCACTCATCTCCACGATGTCGATCCCCACACTGGACATGCGTAGGCTCCCGAACTCCAATTGCTTTTTGCAACGGATGCTGCACTCCGAGGCTTCGTCAAACACCGGTTCGCCCGTGATGTCGTCGCCCTCCACCTTCAGATCCTTCATCTTCCCAATGATGTTTCCCCGCTCATGCATGTAGAGCAGCACCGGGTTGCGTTCATACTGCGTCAGGTCTACACCGGACGTCAGGATGCGTGTGCCGTATGCGTTCAGGGAGCTGTTTGTCAGTCGTATTCTTGGCATTGCTCGTTGTCGTTGATTGTTCGTGGCAAAGGTGTGGGAGCCACAAGGGGTCAAACAAGAAAGTATGCACGGAGTGCAGAGAAGTGTGCACGGAGTGCAGAGAAGTATGCACGGAGTGCACACTTTTTTGGGGTGGGGTAGCCCCGGGAAGACCTTTGCCCTCACAACAATCAATTAAACGCCATTTCAAATGGGTACGAAAAAGGACAACGAAAACAAGCGGGAGCTGGCCAAGATGCTCTATGTCGGTGGCAGCGAGGTGGCTGAGATTGCCGAACGGGTGGGGGTCTCTCGCCAAAGCGTCTCGGCATGGATCAACAAGAACGGATGGAAGGAACTGCGCGCCGCGCGGAGTATCACGCGCCCGGAGCTGGTCAATAAACTACTGGTGACCATCAATAACCTGATCGAAGACGTCAACACCGGGGACGATCCCACATCGGTCAGTGGGCTGGCCGACAAATTGGTCAAGCTCTCCTCCGTCATTGAGCGCCTCGACAAGAAGGCCAACATCGTGCAGACGGTCGACGTCTTTATGGCCTTTTCCGATTGGGTGGAGTATCAGGCCAAGAGTGACCCGGAGGTCACCGTAGCTTTTATGAAGGTACTCAATCGACTGCACAACGAGTTCCTGCTGGAGCGGGCTAACGTAAAGGAGTAAGCGCGGAATGGCTGTCACACGCGAAGAGAAAGAAGCCCGCCGCCTGTGGGAGGAGCACTGCAAACGGGTGCAAAGTCTCACGGAGCTCTCCCCCGAAGCAGAGAGGGAGACACGCGCCCAGCGAGACGCCCGTATCCGCCGCCTGTTGGCGAACTATCCGGCCTTCTGCGAGTACTACTTTCCGCACTACATGCGCCGCACAGACCCCGCCACGGGCCTCGTGACGGGCATCGTACACAACGCCCCCTTCCACAATGCCGCCTTCCGTGATATTCTCCGCAACCGCACCTTCAAGGCTGTCTTCATGTGGCCGCGCGGCCATGCCAAGTCCACACACCTCGACATCTTCATTCCCATCAACCTCATGGTGCGCGGCGGTGGAGAGATCCACTGCGGCATCATCGTCAACAAGTCAGAGGATGGCGCTAAGACCCTGCTGGCCGACTTACAGGCCGAACTGGAGTATAACCAGCGACTCATTGCCGACTTCGGCACGCAGAAGAACGTGGGCGACTGGCAGCAGGGCGAGTTCTCCACCACCGGCGGCGTCAAGTGGTTCGCCGTCGGCCGGGGACAGTCGCCCCGTGGACTCAAGAAGCAGGAGCAACGACCGGACTACATCGTCATCGACGACCTCGACGACGACGAGATGAGCCACAATGAAGAGCGTATCCGGCAAGCTACCGACTGGGTCAAGCAGGCGCTCTTCGGCGCCTTGGATGTCGGCCGTGGCCGCTTCCTCATGGTCGGTAATGGCTTTGCCAAGCACATGGTGCTGAAGAATATCGCCGATATACCCAGTGTGAAGGTCTCCAAGGTCTACGCCGTCGACAGCAACGGATCCCCCGTCTGGGCTGACAAATGGACGAAGGCCGAGGCCGAAGCCTATGCCGACTTTGTGGGCTATGCCTCGTGGCAACGCGAGATGATGCACAACCCCGTCGCCGAGGGTGGTATCTTCAAGTGGCAATGGATCCGCTACAAGAAGATCCTCCCCTTACGGAAGTACGACCAGATCATCTGCTACATCGACCCTTCCTTCAAATCAACGACAGCAAACGACTACAAGGCCGCCCGCGTATGGGGCAAGACAGGTCGCGAGCTCCATCTGATCGACTGCTACGTCCGGCAGGACACCGTGGCGGGCATGGTGCGCTGGCTCTACGACTTCCACGAATCGCTACCGGAAGACGTCGCCGTGTCGTACTTCATGGAGGCCAACTTCATGCAGGACATTATCCTCGATGAGTTTGCCCGCGAAGGCGACCTGCGCGGCTACCAGCTGCCTATCATGCCCGACCGTCGGAAGAAGCCCGACAAGTTGCAACGCATCGAAGCCGTCTCTCCCCTCTGGGAGCGCGGACTGGTCTACTACAATGAGGCCAAGCGCAACGACACAGACATGAAGACGGGCATCGATCAGACCCTCTCGCTGGCCCGTGGCAGCCGGGCGCATGACGACGCGCCGGATGCCGACGAAGGCGCGATCTACAAACTTCAGAAGGCCTCCCGTGAGGAGCGCTTTGAACCCATCTTCGGCGAACGCCCCGCCCCCAAAGGGGCGTGGTAACCCAATTAAACAACCAATCAACAACTGACATGATCAAGAAACTTCTTCTCGGCCTGCGCTTTCGGCTGGCCGTTCATAAGGCCAACCGGCAAGCCCGCCGATACGGCCGCAAATACCTCGTGATTAACGTAGGCGGCAGCCTTGTGACCTTCTCCAAGCAAGAGCTCACGCTGCTCGTCCGCCGTGGATACTTCCATCGCGGCATCACGGCAGCCAACATCGAAGCCCATGCCCTCCACGTAGCTCTCCCACGGCCCTCCAGCCGGTAGGACTTTCCGTTTTTCACTTTTCGTTTTTAGCTCCCATGTTTTTGAACAATCTCGACTATCAAGTGATGATCGGCCAGCGTGCCTTCGACCTCATTCAGCAATCGGATGAGGAGAACCGCCGGCGCGCCGAGGAGATGGCCCGTGAAGAGATGGCTGGCTACCTCCGGCCCCGCTACGACGTCGAACGCATCTTCGCTCGACGCGGTGAGCAGCGTAACATGCAGATCGTGATGTTCCTCTGCGACATCACCCTTTACCATCTGGCCTCGTGGCTCCCGCAGAAGATGGGCTACGAGATTCGTGAGATCCGCTACCGCCGTGCCATCGAGTGGCTCCAAGGCGTGCAGAGTGGCAAGATCGTCCCCGATCTCGACACCCCGGACGACCCCAACAGCGATCCCCAGCCTTATAACCTCAAATGGGGCTCCGAGCAGCACAGCAACTATATCTGGTAACCCCCAACAACTCCCGACAATGAACATCACCGACTTTTTCAGGCGGCGGACGGCTCCCGAGCTGACCACCGTCAACACCCCCTATGGCCACTTTGATCTCGCCAAGAAGGCCGACGCTCGACGCGTGAAGGCCGTCATAGCCGAAGTGCAACGACAGGCCGAATCGCTCACCCGGCAAGAGATCGACTCGTGGCGCTCCGGCTGGCAGCAGGCACTCGATGTGGAGAATCCCTCCCGCCTTCGCCTCTACAATGTCTACCGCGACGTCGAGGTCGACGGCCACCTCTCTGGCGCTATCGGACAGATCAACGGCTTCGTCAAGGCACGCAGCTTCAAGATCATGTTCGGTGAGAAGGAGGATGAAGAGGTGCGCCGCATCTTCGACCGCACTTGGTTCAAGACACTCGTCGACCTCTACTTCTCAGCCCGCTATTGGGGGCATACGCTCATCCAGCTGGGCGACGTCGTCTTCACCGAGGGCGGCGTACCGGCCTACGACAGTGTCCTGCTCATTCCCCGCCGACACGTCATTCCGGAGTACGGCCGTGTCGTTGCTGAGCAGGGGGACGACTGGCGCAAAGGCATCGAGTATCGCCGACCGCCCTTCTCCGACTGGCTCATCGAGTGCGGCGGGCCGTACGACCTCGGCCTTTACCTCAAGGCCGCTCCGCACACCATCCCCAAGAAGAACATGCTCGCCTTTTGGGACACCTTCGGCGAGGTTTTCGGCATGCCCATGCGTATCGCCAAGACGACCTCGCGCGACCCATCGACACTGAATAAGATCTCCCACATGATGCAGAACATGGGAGCGAAGTTTTGGGGGGTATTCGAGGAAGGGACGGACATCGACTTGAAGGAGAACCAGCGCACCGACGCCTTCAATATCTATGACCGGCGTGTGGATCGAGCCAACTCCGAGCTCTCCAAGATCCTGCTCTACCAGACGATGACCATCGACAACGGAAGCAGCCTCTCGCAGTCGGAGGTGCACCTGGAGGTGCTCAAGAACCTAATCGAGGAGATTGCCGATGGCCTGCGCGACATGGTCAACGGCCAGCTCATCCCCCGTATGGTGGCTCACGGCTTCCCCCTCAAAGGGGCGTCCTTCGAGTGGGACTACGAGGAGGACTACAAGCCGGAGCAGATGACAGCCATCGAGACTATGCTGCTGAACAATTTCGACGTGGATGCCAGCTATTTCGAGGAGAAGTATGGCGTGAAGATCAACGGCCGCCGGACGTATGCGCCCGTACCTGACGGGCCGACTGACGCTGACGAGGAGAAGATGATGCGGACGCTCACCCGTTTTTTCGGGCAAGCCCCCCGCGGTGGGGGCGACCCGTTTCTTTTCGACTTCTGATCGATAGGCAATACTACGGCCATGCGCACGGCGACGCCGCGCACCCCTGCCCAGCCTGTGCACTGACCAAGCCGAAGGGGGAGAACGAACTGCCTATCGACATGAATAAGTATATCGAGCAGGCCCTGAAAGACCTCTACAATAAAGAAGTCGATCCTCGGCGGGAACCAGTCCCGGCACTCTATGGTGGTTTTCTGCGCACCTACAACCACGCCGTCGATCAATCTATTGACAAAAAGCAGCAGAGAACATTGGCGCGTCAATTCAAGAACAACAATGAAGTCTTCTCCGCCTTCCGCGCCCACCGCATGAGCCGTGATATGGCGGCCCAGATGGTCGACAAGGAGGGCAACCTGAAGTCTTTTGACCGCTTCCGTAAGGATGTGGAACCGATTGCCGATCACCACGTCCGGCAGTGGCTCCGCACGGAGTACGACATGGCGCTCTCTCGAGCCCACTTAGCGTCCGAATGGGAGACCTATGAAGCGGATCGAGACATCATGCCCAATCTGCGCTGGGTGGAGAGTACAGCCATCACCCCGGATGTGGTACATAGTAGCTTTTGGGGCATGGTGCGACCCGTGGACGATGCCTTTTGGGCGGCGCATCACCCCGGCGACCACTGGGGCTGCCAATGCTCTCTCGAGCAAACGGACGATCCCGTGACCCCCCTCTCTGACGAGGTGATTCGGAAGGCGCCCCCTCCCTCTCCCGGCCTCGAAGAGAACCCGGGAAAGACCCGCCGCTTCTTCTCCGACCGCAGCCCTTACTTCCCCGGCTCCTGCGAGACATGCCCCTTCCGGCACCTGCTCAAGGAGCCACGCACCGAGAAGGACTGCTACAACTGTCCGGCAGCTATCGAGGCTTTCAAGCAGGCGTATGCCAAAGACACCGAGGTCATCTTTGAATACAATGGACACACTCTCGAGGTGCATGCTGATGTAGACAGAGAAAATTCGGACTACAAAAACGTCGTTGATGTCTGCAAAACCTTTGTCCGACAAGGGAAGTCGTGCGTCATGACGCCGAAACTGAATGGGGACATGAATATAAACCCAAAGCATGATGCTGTCTACCATACCCTAAAGGGTACGGCGTTTAGCACAAAGTGCCCAGACATTCGTCTCGGAGAATATTGGTATGAGCATGAGGGTTATGATCAGGAGAATAAGGGGAAAAGCCCCGATAATAAGAGGCCATATAGCGAGATGATGGGACGAGGGTTGAAACAGTCCAATCGAATTATAATCGAAGATTGCGGAATGGACATTTCTTGGATGAAGGATAATATAAGAACCCGCATCTATAAAGAAGGCCAGGATATCGAAGAAGTCTGGTTACACCTCGGAGAAGGTCAGCTTCTGTTGCTCTGGAAACGACGGGGCGACGACCATCAATGAAGACAGCCACCGCCCCGCGAGCGGTCCCCTCGCAAGGGTACCGCCACAAAGGTAATTCAACTATTCAAACACCGATCAAACGGCATTCAAACAGCGCATAAATCATGACCGACAAGCAATTTTTCCACAAACTGGCGGCTGTTCGTGGAGACATCGACAAGCTGGTGTCCGATAAGTGGCCGCGCAAGGCCGGTGTGATGGCCGTCAACCTCTTCNATGAGAACTTCCGCAAGGGNGGCTTCTTGAACAAGGTACNCGTGGCTTGGAGGCGCACCAAGCGGCAGAACAACCCCCGCATGACGAAAGCCGGCAAGACCACTGCCGCCTCGTCCTACGGCCCGCTGCTCAGCTCCCGCCGACACCTC